AAGTTAAACTTGATGGTATTGCTACTGGAGCAAATAAATATGTGCATCCTCAAACTGGTGTAGTAACTGGTACATATACCCGTGTATCTGTCAATCCAGAAGGCCATGTAATTTATGCTGATAATCCAAATAGATTAGATATAACTGCAGCCAATGCAGAAAAACTTGGTGGTGCATTCCCAAGTGAATATGCTAGACTTGCAAGTCCTACATTTACAGGTGTAGTTAAGATGCCAGATGTAACTATGACATCTAATGCTAGCTCTCCTGTAACTATTAAGCTACTTCAAAGCTATGTAAGTGAACAACTTAATCGTAGCTGGCCTATTGGTAGTATTTTCATTACAGTTTCTAATATCAATCCAGCTAACTCTATTGGTGGTAAATGGAAACGTATAGCTGAAGGTCGTTGCCTAGTTGGTGTAGGAGAATCTCAAAATGTAGATATTAAATTACGTCAAACTGGCGGTACTTGGTCAACTCAATTAACAACAGCTCAACTTCCAGCTCATAATCATCATATTGGTGGAAGTATAAATACTAACGAAGCTGGTGACCATAATCATAGATTACAAAAGAAAGGTGGCATGGAAGTAGATAGAAGTGGTAACGATTTACCATACACTGCAATCGATGTCGGCGATAATACACCATATAATAATTCATTCACTGACCTATGGACTGAAAATGCAGGTAACCATAGCCACAGTATAACTTTGAATTTATGGACTGATCAAACTGGTAGTGGCAATGCTGTAAATTTAGCACAACCATTTATTGGTGTATATATGTGGGAACGCATAGAATAGAAAGGTAGTTAATATGAATAAACAAATTGAAGAAACAAAAAGTTATCTAAAAAACTATTTTTATAATAATAAGAAGACTATTATCGTTGGTCTTTTAGGAATCATCTTTTGTGTATCATTTGGTGGATTCATTACATATCAAATTATGCAACGTCAAATAGAACAAGCAAACCAACGAATTGAAGATTTACGTGCTTCTCAAACAGATGAAGAAATGGCTCGTGAAATCCGTTTAGTTAAAAATGCTGTAGAAGATCTTAGACAAAACAAACCTGTAATTGAAAAGATTGCTGGAACTAATACTACTGAAATTAGTTATATAGAAAAAGAAAAAGTAGACGATCCAGATGTTGATATTCAACATGCTAAACCATCTGCTAAAGTTCGTTATAACGATCAAACTTATGATATTCCAATGCAAACTAAAACTACAACTTCTAAGAATCCTGATGGTACTGTAAAAATTACCGAAGGTCAAGAATTGACTATTGATACAACTGCAATTGTTAATCGTCAAATTGCAGCATATCAATTGAATATGGAAGATAAACAACGTGAACTTGAAAAAGAATTGAAACACGTTAAGACTCAAAATAAAATCATTAAAGGTGTTGGCGCCGTAGCTGGTACCGCAGTAATTTATTCTGCTGTCAAAAACGCTTTAGATAAGCATTAAAAACATAATAATAGTTATCTAAGCGCAGCGAAAGAGGTGATCAACCCCATATGATTTCAGAGCTTAATGAACTTCTACATAACTTAGGAAGATTAATAAATGACTTTGGGCCATATGTATTTGGTTTGGTCGCATTATTAGTTATAGTAATCTTGTTGTTTGTAGTTCTATTATATTTAGTAAAATATATAACCAAAGGCGGTAATACTAAAGAACTGACTGATCAGATAGCTTTATTACAATCGCAATTAAACAACCTCCAAGGTAATAATCAAAATGGTGTTAATCCTAACGCTATAAAGTTTACACCTGAGAGACAAGAAAATTTAATGAATGTATTTCTACGGATTAATAATAGTCTTAAGCATACTTGTAGAGAGTTGCTTAATGAAATTAACTCTGATAGGGTAGCATTTTATTTATTTCACAACGGGACCCATTCTACTAGAGGGGTTCCGTTTTTAAAAACTTCTTGTATTTGTGAATTTAGTAAATCTGGATATAATGCATATCATCTTATCCAAGAGCATAAAGATCTACCAATTTCATTTTTAGGAAGTCTCGTATCTGACTTAGTTGAGAAACGAGAATTCGTAATATATAAGAATGATACTATAATGGACGCTTTCATTTCTAGAATCATTCTAAATGAAGAAGATAAAACATGTTTATTCTGTGGTATATTTGATCCTGATAGCGGTGAGGTATTAGGATTTATAACTGCGGAATTTAATAATGTAACAAAATTTGATCCTGATGATCTAAGAGAGAAACAGGAAGAATTGAGAGAGATTTCTAAGCGTACCATTTCGGCTATGCAAGTAATTTCTGCTTTAAAATAGAGGAGGATTAATAGTGGCTAAGCCAGATATATTAACACGCCTAAAAAATATCGATGGAACAGCCGGTGATGAAGAAATTGTAGTATTCTCCGGTTCCAGCGGTTATAAAGTTAAATCTAGTGGACTTAGATTTGGCTCTGTTATGGAAATCGTTTCTAATAATAGAAACGTATTATCTCATATCAATAATAACAAAATTCATGTAACTCAAGCTGAAAAAGAATCTATTACTGAAGCAGCTAATAAGGTTAATGATCATATTGCTGATACTACAATTCATATTTCTGCTGTAGATAGAGCTACATGGAATGCCAAAGAAACTGAAGAAGGGGCTCAACAAAAAGTAAATATTGCATTCTCGGTTGCTAATAAGCATATCCAAGATAAATCTTTACACGTTGTCTCTTCTGACCGTTTAAATTGGAATAATAAATATACGAGAGAAGAAATTGATAATAAATTCTCTCAAATGCAATACGATAATGTATGGAAAGAATCTGTAGATGTATTTGAAGAGCTAGCATCTAAATATCCATCTCCTCAAAAGGGTTGGACAGTTACTTGTAACTCTGATAATATCACTTATCGTTATGATGGCACTAACTGGATTCCAATTTCTGCTAACTCTATCCCATTAGCTACAATTGCAGTTGATGGTAAGATGAGTAAAGAAGATAAAGCTAAATTAGAAACAGTTGAAATGAACGCCAACCATTACGTTCATCCAGACAATCCTAATGTAAGACATGTAACCGATGGCGATAAAGCATACTGGTCTGCTAAAGCAGAAGACCGCGTTGCTTCTTATCAAGCAAATGGGTTGATGTCTAAAGAAGATAAATATAAATTGGATTCTATCGAAGAAGGTGCAACAAACTTTGTTATGCCATCTGAATTGGATCCACAAATTATCAAACAAGATGAAATGCATCGTTTTGTAACTGATAAAGAAAAAACTGACTTCGCTAATAAAGCAAATAAGAATCTAGCCACAGAACAGCTTGATGGTTTGATGAGTCGTTATGATAAAGTAAAAGTTAATAGCATTGAAACCAATGCTAACTATTACGTTCATCCAGAAACTCATGAAGCTACAATTATTAAACAAGATCCTACTCATAGATTTGTATCTGATGAGCAAATCTTAGCTTGGACTAATAAAGCGGCAGCTCAATTAGCTGATGCAGAACATAATGGTCTAATGACTAAAGAAGATAAGGCTAAGCTGGATGGTATTGCAGCTAATGCTAATAATTACCATTTACCGGAAACCTTACCTCCTACAATCATTAAACAGGATGCTAATAATCGCTTCTTTACAGATCAAGAACGTGAAAAACTTAGTTTGAAGAAAGATATGTCTGCATTCGTTGTAGGCAGTGGTGTATTTAATGGTACTGAAGGTACTATTATTAACCATAGCTTTGGTAATACATCTTTCTCCGTATCCATCACCCCAACAACTAATCCAAATGGCCAACTAGGCGAATATTGGGTTAAGAAAACTAATACATTAGTTGTAGTATACTGCTCTGGTGCAGGTAAGAATATCGAATTTGATTATTGCTTAACTTATTATAACTAAAAAAATATCCCCATAGGAGTTCAACTCCTATGGGGTATTCTTTTATTTAAATGGATCTATTCCGGCATTGTTATCTGTAACAGTTGTAGCTTGAATGCGTTTCTTCTTAGCATTATCTAATGTAACTAATGCATCATTGAAGTATTCTTTATTCATATAAACTACAAAGTCGGATAATACGTGTTCAACTGGAACTTTAGTGGTTAATTCCATTTTATCCCAATCTAAATCATATTCATATTCTTCATTATTATTGAATACTTTGAAATCTAAGAAAGCTGATGGAGAAATAAATGTTTTCTTACAGGCATTTATAATCCTAGTGATATTAATATCACCTTCAAAGATTTCACCAAACTTAATAGTTAAAGGTTTAGATTTATCTTCCTCTTCATATGTAGTAGTGATAAATTGATCCCAACCTTTAGAGTTAGTATTAGGAATATTGGAGAAGTTAACTACATATGTAGTTAATTGACCATTCTCATTAAATCTCATGAAGTTATTATGCTTCATACTGAAGTAACAGAATATTTTAGGAGCTGGGAACCGCATTTCTGCGTTGAAGTCAATATAATAGTTGGAAGTAACTTGATTTTGACGTTCACCATCATCAATATTCATATCAGGTACTTTTAGATGTACATACATATTTGATGCACGTAAAAAGAACTCATTTCTGCCATTAATAGTTCTTAATTTATAGATAAATGGAACTTCAGAGTGCTTATTTAGATAAGCTAAGAATTTGAATGGTTCTTTAATAACTTTATTAGTTATATCTACATCAAATCCGACTTCTTCAGCTAAAGTATAAAGCATATCATATGGTACATGTATATCCATATCAGTATAGTATCCACTTGTAGCACCAACTTTATATGCCATCTTCATATACCGCATCAAATCTAATTGTTTTGCTTTAGTATTTACTTTAACCTTTACGTTAAATTGGAATAGAAGTTGATCTAATGAAATACCAATATATAAATCTTTCTCTAAGTCTTTAAAGAAAGTATCACGATAATTAAAAGTTCTAGCATAGTAGTTTAGATCATATTGATTTACATCAATACCATCTCTATTGAAATCAATATCCAATGTCGGAATAATAGCGATAGCTGGTTTACCACGCTTAATCAATTCACGTTCATTGATATTAGCAAACTCATCAAATAGATGTCTGCCATCAATATATACAGTCTTAAAGTATCCTTTATCAAATTTACCAAGAATCCAATTTTTAAAGAACTCTACTGCTACAGAGTATGCATGACTAGCACTAGGAACACATAGATTCTTTAAAAGACTCTTATTCATCATTTGTCCAATAGTTACAGGGACAAGAGTTGTTGGATCAAATCTATATTTAGGATTATCTGACCATAATGTATTATTAGGGTCTTTCATCTTATCATTATTTGATATCTTCTTTTTAGGATCTAGGAATGTATGAACTCCTGGATCTGTGTCATCTATATTCTCTTGAATAAGAATAGGGACAGTGCCATCACTATCGGGACCTAACGGTTCAGGTATATAAGTATCAGTTCTTAATGGCAATTTATTCACCCCACTTTATCAAAATTTACAAAAAAAAATATTACCGTAATGTTGGGGAATGACTCTTATAGCCATTCCCCTAATTACAGCCCAATATAGTGGTATTCTATACTAGTATAGTGGAAGTGTCATTACCGCCCATTGACGTAATCACCACCTTCCGCTATGATGATGGCTATCATTTCACCATCATCGTCTACTAGGAGCTGTCCTCCTAGTAGTTCAGGATCATCTTTAACGTCAGGCCTGAGCTTATAAAGCACCTGACGTGAATCCTGTAAGACTTCAATACTCTTGACCGTAAATGGTTTAATCACCCCGATCACGGTATTGATCAGAGGAGTTGCTTCCCCGATTTTTCTATCACCGGGACCAATAAAGTTCCAGCGTTGCATAACAACCGTCATAATATCATCCTCCTTCGTGATTATAATATATAATCAGAAAAGGACGCTATTTCAACTTTTGTAATGCTTTAATATTATCAAGTTCTTTTTGTGTATAAGAGTCTCTACCGATATAAACCATGCTATTAAGATTTACATAAGTATCTTTAAAGTGGTTTACTGCAGAGTTGAACTTACCATCATTACGTGAAATCATCATTGCATTTCTTGGATTAAGAACTCTTGTAGCTCTTTCTTCGAATTGCTTATTGATGATATACATGATATTCATACAGTCACCATCGAAATCGGCACCTAATGATGCTAAGATTTGTAATGGCACACTCATAGTGAAATCATCTTCGTTAATACCAACACAATACATTTGTAAAAGTGACCCATAACTGATAGATGGGTTACGATTAATAATGAATGCAATGCCACGAGGACGAGATTTGATAATATTATAAATAATATTTAAGATGAATTGATCTTTAATAATTTGAGATCTAAACCATCTCTTATATGCATCAGTATAGCTCATATCTAGAGATTTAACCAAGAAGTTGATAATGGTTTGCTCTAATAGAACTACTAATGCAGCATATGGTAATTTGATTTCATCAATTTGTAAAGTTGCATCTGGAGTAATAACTGCACGAGCAGTGAAGTTATATCGACCAGCCATTACAGAACGGATTGCACCTTTCTTACCACGCATATCATTAAGAATGACTGTATAAATTTCTTGAAGACTCTTTTGAATATCAAATAATACATCATTCTTAGTTTTATTACGACGATAGATATCCATTGATTCATTATTTACAATAGATACATTTCGTGCAATATTATTATACCATTTATTATTCTTAGTAAATGTAAATTGCTCACCAATTACATTTACCATACGTAAGAATAATGTATATACTGGTATACTATGAGTTAAGATCTTCTCACGATTTTTCATGAGATGATTATATAATTCAATCTTTTTAGGATTGCTTTTATTTTTATTTCGATAGAATTCTAATACATCATCTAGACGTTTAGCAAAGTCAATCATACCAATTCCATCAAATGGAGAATCTGGATTAATTTCTCTTGCTTCAAAGAATCCATCTTCATTAGCTTCATTAGAGTATTGAAGAATATTATTCAATTTCTTACTACCAATGAAACTTTTTAGAACTTCATATAAGTTAGGATGAATAACTTGGTATTTGTCGGATAATACAATCCAACCAAAAATACCAAAGTCATCATCTACATATTTAACTTTATCATGACAAATCGGGCATTCTTCGCCATTATATAATGCCCCACGTAAATGCCCACATTTACATCTATATCTATCTTTGAATGCATTTTGATCTAAAACAGATGCACCATATTTAGATGAGAAGATAGATGTGTCAGATTTAACATCTTTCTTAGGATCTTGAGGATTCTTAATAAAAAAGTCCTTACCAAGAATAATACCTTTGTCTCTTTCCTTATCTAGATCAATTACTTCTAGTCTAGTTTGATACTCATATTCTTTGTTTACAGGTTGAGTAGTTCTAATGTTTAACTCCATTTTATATTATCTCCAAGCTTTTCTAATAATACTTCCAAATGTTTTCTTATAAGTTAAGCCAAGCAACTCTGTTGCTTCTTTTTCACTAATATTAAATTCTTTACCTAATTTATCAATTACGCCATTTTTGATATCATTAGGTACAGTATCCATCTTAACAATTTCAGACATACATTGAATAAAATCTTCTTTAGTAATACTACTAGAAAGAAGAATATTTTCAACTGTCATTCCTTCAAGATAAAATAGACCAAAGTATTTATACTTATTCAAATACTTAGAAGTCTTTTCTGTATTCTTAGCTTTGAATACAATATCAACAATTGCCTTGATTGGCAAGTTTAAAGTCTTATGAATGTCTTCAAGTAACACTCCTTCATTATAAAGGTTTAGTACTTGAGCTTCTGTGTTATTCAATAACATTTATTTTCCTCCCTTCTTATTACGCAATAATATAATATTTATTCAAGATAAATTTTATAGTATCTTCAGTAGTATTAAGTTCAGATGCAACTTTAGCTACATCATTATATTTAATAAATGCTCTGATAGCAACTAAATCTTGAGTAAAGTTTGGATCTTGTTTAGCTAAGCTTTTTACAATAGTCTTAGTATTAAACTTATCACCTTTAGCTCGTTTAATATATGTAAAGTCTTTTACGAGCATAGGATAAATACATTTACGAGTTTCTTCTAATCTGATAGTAGCCATATGTTTGCCTAAAGCAAGACTAGCACAGATATTTTCATTGAATATGCTGCAAATGTCTTTTGTTAAATTAAATTTCTTGGAGATTTCTCTAAGAGTTAAACGGTCTTCATTAACAAGACGAATGATTTTTTCGTAAGGAGCTACTTTGTTAGCTCTGAAGATATCATAGTCGGATTTAAGACGCATTGCAAATCTTGGAGATACACGAGATAGCGCACTCACTTCTTTTAAAGTTTTACCTTCAAGAAGAAGATTAAATGCATTAACTACGTTTACATAGATTTCTTTATCTGAATAGATTCTAGAAACTACATTGGAAACCTTAGCCCATTTAATACGGGACCCTGGTTTAATATTTCCATATGTTTTTCTATGAATACCAAATTTATTACATGCAGAACGTAAAGCTTTAATGGAATATCCATATTCCTCAGATAATTTAGCAAGAGTAAGCTTTTTATCTACATAGTTTTCTTGTAACCATTCTTTGAATTGCTTATTAGAAGCATTCAAAGTTTTATTTAATTCTAATTGAATAAATGGATTGGAGATATATCGTTCAATAATAGTGATAGTTGCAATACCATATTTAGAAAGAATCTTGAATACATTTTCACCATCATTAAAGTCTTTAATCCATTTAGGAGTTGTTGAAAATTTAGCTTCGATATTTTTAGCACGATTGTAATGAGCATACATATCATCGTAAACATCATTCGTGATATCTAAATACACACAAGCTTTCTTTTTAGGAATATTACTTTCCCGTAATAGTTTGAAAGTCTTTAGCTGATTCGTTGAAAAGTTTAACATAACACGTTCTCCTTTAAAAACAAATATCGTTTCTAAATTTATAA